ATTTTTTACGGCGCCTATGCCTTTGCCCAGAGCCGAGCCAATAGCTGAACCAATTCCCTCATCAACTTGAGCTGTATTAAGTTGTGTTATTTCATGAATTTGCATCTGTTTTTCTCACGGTTCTTGTAAATTTGCCCGGATCACGCAACTTGATAGCATTGATTAACTTACGGGTGAGATTCTCAGCTTGTTCAGGAGTATAACTTTCGTCAATTTGCTCCAATAACCGGATAGCACTGAAAATGATATTAGATGCACGAGTTTCGATAACGTGGCGGCTATCCCGTTCGATATACATACTATCTAATTCTTCTAATAAACTACGGGTTTTCTTTTGCATTTTGGCCCAGAACCTTTTTATTATTTATAAAGAATACAAAGGTTTATTATTGTTAGGTAGACTGTGTTGGATACCATTTTAGGAATTCTGGATATACAGATTTCCAGCTTTGATTCCTCAGCCGATCGTGACGATTTAACTCAGAAAATGCATTGCTAATATGCATTAAAGAATTAGTTTTTAAGTTCTCAAATGTTTTATAAACCCAGTGAGTTGAGTCAAATTTATCCAGTACTGCTTGTTTATATTGTTCGCTCACTGCATCTAAAGAATATGTTCCACGACACCCATGATAATTTATTATAATGGCATCGCCGTATTTGCTTTCAGAAAAATACTGGTTATGCCATTGTTCTAACTCATCGGCCCAATATGCCGATAATATCCCAGTGGTACGTTCTATTCTTAGCAGTGCATTATGAGGTAAATTTTCTTTCCACCACAACATATTTTCGTGTATTTCGTTCCACACCATTGGCCAGCGTTGGTATTCCATTCGGGGTCCTATGTCGTCAAGGCTGAAATAAATTTCTAGCATTTTAAACTTTTCCCAAAATTTTAAAACTGAATCTGTTACTTGTTGTGTTCCATTGGAATGATACCATAAAGATATTTGAGATAGGTCAACGTGATCTTGCAATTGTTCAAGAACTTGAATGTGTGTGTTTGATAATAGTGGTTCGCCGCCCTGGAAATGTATTTGCTTAATGTCGTGCGCCGGCATTGTTTTAATCAATGCTGTTACATCAATATTTTTTGCTCTAACTTTAAACTTTTTTTCATTTTTTTTATACAGCGGATCAACTTGACGCCACAGGGTGCTAAATTGTGGGCCGCAAATTCTGCAGGCTAAATTGCAAGAAAAATCACACTGTATATCTAACTCAACCACTGAATCTGGCAGTTCCCAACCGGTACCAAGTCTGTCGTTCCAGGATTGTCGCCGACTATAATTATTGTTGGCTTCTGTCAGTTTACATTCATTGCAGTCATATGGTAATTCTTCTCCTGCCAGATTTGCTTGCCTTTGCGCCACAATTTTAGGATGTTGCCAGTATTCTAAATTGATATCTTCATTGATCGGAAACTTTTCTTTATACATACAACACGGTTTGCCAAACCATGTAGCTTCTTTGGTGTCATACTGAAGCCAGAGCCCTCCTTGTAAATCTGCACAATATTTTTTCATGATTTCTTTATTTGTCCTAATAGTTGTTTGAGCTTGGCGCTTTGCACATCCACGGTAACTCTGCCGATTTCACCAATGTCAGCATCCACTGTTTCTTTGTTGATCATTGTGCTTTTTGCTTTGATAGCTTCAAGCAAATTACCTTTGGCAAATGAATTAACTGGGCCTGCGTCTTCACCTGGATCTGTAATACGCATGGTTTCAATATTGTAGTCTAAGTCAATCTTCATGCCTACGCCCGTTGAACTGCGGGACTTCATGCACTGTATTTGATACTTGCCACGCTCACGCATGGCACGACTTGTAAAGATACCAAACACGTTGTCTGCTGTATTGATCTTTGAAATACCGCCCGAAATATGACTATGGTCAAATTCAATTTCTTCTACCGCACTACGATTCAACTGCGAAGCTGTTACAAACAATACATTTAGTTCTTTGGCCAAATTACGCAGTTCTTCTGAAACATACTTGTCTTTAACAAACAAGTCGTTTGGACTAACTTTAGCACTCACTGGCATTAACAAATCCAAATAGTCTACCATCATAAAATCCACACGCAGTCCTGTTTGAACTTGTACTTCTTTAATGTAACTACGGATATCATTCACAGTGCTTTGTGCTGGTAATGCTTTGACACGATATTGTCCTGCTTTCTTACTGACCAATTTAACTTTGAGTTCTGCTGTATCTATATCTTTGCGAATATCCTTGGTACTCATTCCCGACAACATTGCGTCTGTACGCAGGGCGCACAGTTCTTCACTGAGTTCTAAACTAACATACACGCCACTTAGTCCTGCCTGCAACCACGATAATGCTATGTTCATCATGACAAGTGACTTACCGGAACCAGACCCGCCTGCAAAAATGTTTAGCTCTCCCCGACTGAATCCGCCATACAAGATTTTGTCCATCTGTGGCCAACCTGTGCTTACTTGTCCACCCGAATTAAAGTATTTGTTAATACGAGCCTTGGGATCAGCAAAGTAATCTGTGCCCATGTCCTTGGTCAAACTAATCTGTACTGCATCCTTGATTAATTTTTCTACAGGATCATACTCGCCTTTTTCCAACAAGTCTGCTGATTTTAAGATTGCACGTTCTAGTTCTTGTCTGCGAGTAAATGCTTCAAACTCACTCATGAACCATTCATTGTGTCCTTGATTTAAGTCTGGAATGTTTGCTAGTGTAGTACCAGTAGCCGCTTTGATCTGTTCACGTGTAGGCAATGTCTTATAATCATCACTGTGTTTGGCAATAAACTCTGCTGTAGCTCGCAAACTGCGATCAAAGTTTTCTGGATTATAAATGTTTTGCACACGCACAAAAGATTCTGCGTCGTGTAACATCATTTCTAGGAATAGTTTTTGGACATCAAGTCCGTAGTCTTTTAGCAAGTTGCTTCTTCCTCATCTCAATTTTAATTTTACTAGTTTCTCGGTTTTCTAATATAGTTAGCAAACATCCTAGTTGACCCAAACGAATCACTGCGTCGTTTACATCTTTACAACCTTTGGGCCACTCTGGAATGCTTACTGCCCATCCTAATTCTATAGCACGATCTACCAACTTCATGCCGGCTTCGTCTTGATCTGGTACTACAATAACCTCTCGACCCAAACTGCGTATTAGTCGTACCTGTGCATCATTAATTTCTGCGTGTAACACAGCAAGCCCATTGATGCTTAACGCATCAAATACACCTTCTACTACAATCGCCCACTGCCACGCATCTCTCTGTAGGTCTGTACCAAAAACATATCCGTGCTGTATGTCTTGAATATACTTGGGAGTACGATCATCTAAGAATCTAGTTGTATGTCCTACCACTTGATCGTTGTGTGTAAACGGAATTATAATGCCGGGCCGCGGCTTTAACTTAGACAAAAATGGATAGTCAACAGGTATGCATCGTTGGCGTAAATATTCTTCAGTTACAACATCAAGTGTATTTGTGTCTGCTGGTAAATCACGTTCTTCAAACTCAACAGGTTTTTCTACTGCCGGACGACGATCACTCAATAATCCTGTGATACTTTTGTGTTTAAGACTTTCAAGGTTTATTCTCTCAATCTCTTCTCCAGGCACATTTAACCACTGTAAAAATTTACGAGCCTTAAATGTTAATGTACGACCCAATACAAAACTACAAGTGTAGCCGCAATTAAAACAATGATACGACCATGATCCGTCTAGACTTGGTTTTAATCCACCACGTTGTCGCTTGTCTGTATTCTCGCCTTGGTGAATGCAACAAGGTGCGTTGAAACTTATCCAACCCGAACTTGTATTTTTTTTCTTAGCAGGTAAAAACGCGACCACATCAATCATGCTACTATTATAGCAGGATCTATCAAGTTAATCAAGTGTTGGGCTATCTTTTTGTGCCCAGTTTCGTCAGGATGTCCGCCTGGTTTGACATCAGTTGTCCAAGATTTCAGATAGAGATCACCAAATAAAGTTGGTAACTCAACCTGATAATTTTCAGGAAAAACATTAAATTGCATGGTCATTATGTTGTGTCTAGCACTAACACCATCAAACAATAATACAGCCTCTCGATACCGTAATTGATGCAGTTCTGGCGAATCAGTTAACACCGTTTGTTGTTTAATTAAATTTTCAAACTTAGAATCTGGCCACGAACTATGTACAAATTTATTCCACTCTGGATCGTCAAGATACCGAACATGATTGGGATCGTAGTGACTAAAACGATAACTGTTAGTTACAGCATGTAATACCAAACAAGATTCTGGATCGGGTTCATGTTCTAGCCAATATAAAAAAGTCCATTTAGCACTGTCTAAACTGCCGCCCATAAGGCCAAAATTTTCAGTTGGAACCGAATAATGTTGGCCAAGTTGGCCAAGGAAACAATTACTTTCGCGATATGCTCGATGTTGCAGACCAACTTCGTGTATATTAGTAGCTGTGATATTGGGTTCGGTGAGTTCGTCTCCATACATCCACGAGTCGCCAAAGCCTACAATTTTCTTGAACATCACGTATGTATCAACGATACATTAGATTTACAACAAATCCTGTAGAGATTACAACAATTGCACCTTGCTGACTTGCTGGCACTGGGCTAGGACTTGCTCCGGGATTTGGTGTACTTGGTAGCGGCCAATATCCAGAACCTGGATTAGTTACAGTAATACCTACTACTTGTCCAGTGTCGCTTATGGTTGCTACCGCGGTTGCTCCTGCACCGTTGCCAACAATGTCAATTTTGGGTGGAGCCAAATATCCAGAGCCACCATCGAGTACAGTGATGCTGGTAACTAGACCATCCACACAATAGGCCACAGCAATGGCTGGGTAACCGGGTTGATCGGGGCTGGCAAAAACACTGTTGTTAAATGCCAGGCGCAAGATTGGATACCATCCAATAATGTTCATATAGATTGTTTTTGTTTGGTTAAGATAGGTA